GGGCGGAAATGGGCCCTTGGGTCCATTCTGCGCCCTATCTTCCTCTAAAACCAGCCTAGCCCAACCCTGCTGCTAAGGGCCTACGCAGCACCATAGCGTTAGCGCAAGGAGGCCATACACTACTTAGTTTAGCACCTCCTGATCCCTATTAATGATATGATTATAAGGGGGATTCGATTGGCCAACCATATGACCAAGTCGTACCGAAACAGGGACAAGAAGAGCCCGTACTTGACTCGTTCGTTCAGAATACCCCTCTGGGCGAGCGTACAGATAGATCAACACGCCATGCGGAACACGGGAGACAACAATAGCCAGGCGCTAGAACTCATCATCGATGATTGGGCAGCTACGAAACGTGTTCGAGCGAAGTTCGGAGCGGAGATAGATGCCCTCATCAGAACGTTGGAGGCTGATTGAATGCCCAATCCGTTTTGTCCGTTGTGTGGAGCGCTCGCTGAGTGCGATAGCAGCACAAACCCGAAGACGGGTAATATCTGGGAGGACAATGATGCATGGTGTACTCTCCGAGTCACCTGCGGTTGGGATGGTTATGTGTACGAGTTGTGGGATGGTGAGTGAATGACGATCTGTCGAGAGTGGGACTTCGTGAAGTTAGCAGCTTGTAATGCTTCGATGGTGTTCAGCTTGGAGCGGCGCACCTGGTATTGCCCTGAGTGCGGAAACACGGTACGCGTACCCAAGGAGCAGCAATCCCTGAACGAGTACACACGATAGTCCTAGACTACCGTTCCGAATCCCATGAAGTAGGGATTGAATTCAACGTTCTTCAGAGATAGTATAGGTGACTTCACCTTGATCGCTTTCGGCCCTACTATTCCACCCTTCTGAAGTCCGGCTGTGTGTACGGCCGCAATTACACCAGCAGTGATTCCAACAGCGGCAGTGACTCCTACAACGGGTGCTGCTATTGCTGCACCGACTCCGATCCTCGTTCCCACCCTTATCACTACAGGCCGTGAAGCTGCATATGCCGGAACAACAAGTCGAGACATTATACTCGCCCAACTCCCTCGAGTACCAGCGATGGCACCTCGTCCCAATAATACCAGATGGTCGATCATCAAGCCACGGGTATGTGGATTCTTCAAGAGCACATATGTTGCGATGCTGTGCCATGGATGTCTGAGTCCCCACTGTACTCCCCACTTGATGGGTGTGAGGATAGTTATCTTCCCAACCGCCATTCAATCCACCGTGGGTTGAACAACGTACGATCGGCGCAGGCGCTCGATGTAATGTAGATCGGGTTCTTTGACGATGAGCGTGGGGATGACAATAGCGGTAGGCGGAGATGAGATGTTATTCAGGGCTTCCGCTCGCAATGCGCTCTCAAGATGAATCGCCCTGGTTAGGTAGAGTTTCTGCCCAGCTGTAGCGGAACCTACTCCCCAATTGACTGAACGGTGAAGAAGAGGATGGAAAGGCGATTGCCCACCTAAGGATGTAATAGGACCATAACTCATCGAACGTGCATTTCCATAATGAACATCTTGCAATTCATATGGAGCGCCCGTGGGGAGGTCGCCGCTGCCTACCAGACCCGGAGCCACCCACATTCCAGAACCGCCGAACACACCGTCGAAGGTAGCGTCAGTAATGTACTCTTGAGTTATCATGTCCCATACTTGCAAAGTTCCTTGTGCATTAGTCGTCACGTAATCCCAATCGCAACCTTCCTGAAATACCGGCCCTATTGTGAAGAGAGTCTCTTGTTGTTCAACTATTCCAGATAGATCGAAATACCCTCTCCACACTGCCCATCTAGTGGGATTACCAACGCTGTTAGTTGCAGTGATGATTTCCCATCCGCTACCAACACCGGGGTTAAAGATGAAATTCGAGCCGTCTACATCAACACGTGCATGCGGAATGAGTTTACGAAGCAAACGCTCTTTGGGTTCTTTCTCTTTCGCCATTACTTCTTCCTCCTCGCTGCCTTGTGTGCCTTCTTCGCCAGGGCGGCGAAGGATGTACGCGGATGCTTCTTCTTCAGACGCTTGTATTCCCTGGCGTAACGCTTGTTGTACGCGCTCGCCTTGCGCTTCTTCTTGACTGGTTCGTAGGCTCTCCTGGCTGTCTTGCGTTCTTCGCCCTTCGTGGTCCCCTTCGAGCCTAGGGATTCTCCACAATTAGGACAGTAGTTGGGCATTAGCCCACCTCAATTGTCACTTGCCGTGCTTTGGATCGCAATGGCCATCCAGTCTTTGGTCGTGAGTTTCACGATGCGACACTTGATTCTGCAAGTCACATAAGTCTCAGTGCTGACACTGGCCGAGTCAGGACCGGCAACAAAGTAGAGAGAATCATTGACGACCATTCTACTTTCATCCAGCTTTCCGAAGTTGTCCGGATAGAAGTCGGCATCTCGGGTTGCGATATTGTTTGTGATGTCGATGTTGAGTCCACTGGATGCAATCAGAGAGTTATCATCTGCTCGAACTAGAACCGTTCCCGGATTCAGATCCGTGAGTTGTGAAGTGATAGCCCCATTCCCATTGAGCATGCCGTCCACGTTGCTTCCGTAATCAGTGCCGACTTGATGAATGAAATCTACTTGCTCGACGGCGATCGCTTGCTGGTCGCCGACATCCACATACGCACCTAGATCTATGGTACCCTGCACTCGTGTTCCCGTCCCCATAGCTGCAGGGAGTGTCAATACTTCTGTCAACCAGAACGATCCGGTCTTACTCGTTGCCATCGTGTACGCGTACTGGTCCTCGGTATATAATCTATAGATTCGGGCGGAAATGGGCCCTTGGGTCCATTCTGCGCCCTATCTTCCTCTAAAACCAGCCTAGCCCAACCCTGCTGCTAAGGGCCTACGCAGCACCATAGCG